GTACTTGAATAGCAAATTGCCCAAACATTTTTCTATCCAAAACCATTTTACGCACGTCTTCTTTGTGAAATAAAGACATCATTTGTGCGTATTCATTCGGCTTTTTATTAGCGTCTAATGCTGAAAGTCCTTTTCCGTAAATTAATCGTGCTACGTTGTTTATAATAGCGTTATTCGTTGTTGAATTGCTATACCGTTCAATTAAGAATTGAAAGTATTGGTCGCCGTCTTCAGTTAAAAAGTCAACCCAATTTTCTCGGTTAGTTTCCGATACTACAGGTGACGTATAAGCCGACAAATTAAGTACGTGTAAGTTATTCATAAACTATAAAATCGTTAGTTGTGGAATTAGAAACATATTGATTGTTATTTACCGAAAATGTAACTAAAGGTTGTGCTGTGCAAAATATTCTATCCTTGTAAATTATTTCGTTACTTGAATTTTTTAATTCTAAAGTATAAAAATGTCCTTCTATTAAAGCGTAAGTATGTTGTATTGAATTTGTATAGTCATCGTAGCCAACTCCGTGTGCGTTTGTAGAAACAGAAGTGTTTGTTTGTTCGTCTGTTATTACCATTGTTGCAGGTTGTTGGTTAACTGCGCCCCCTATAACTCGCGGAACGTAACTAAATAATTGTGGACTTCCTGAAGGTGTTAATACTATCATATAGTTATAATTAAATATTCGTGTTTTTGTTCTTTTTTTAAGACAAAAAAAAAGCCGAACTTACGAACGGCTTTAAAAATAATTTTTTTAATTTTAGTCAACGTCTACTGTTGCCCCTGTGAAACAGCTACTAATTAATAAAGCATCTGTGTAAGGTGAAGTAACAGACAAATGGTTTGCAGGAACTGGCTCCTGTCCTACCAATGTCATTGTGTAACCGTTTAAGTCACCCATTGCAGTACCGTTTGAAACAAGTCCTGTTGTTACATCCATTCCGTGATTAAGTCCTGCTATAAAGAAATTGTTAGCGTTTGTCTTAATTACTACGTGTGGACGACCCCAAGCAAGTAATTTCATTTGTTTTGTAGTTGTTGCGTCTAAACCTTTAATTGTAAAAGTTAAAGTTTGCTCTACAAATGTAGTTCCGTTTTCTCTTGAACTTGTTATTGTTTGCTCAAAAGAATTTGCACCTTTTAAATCGTATTTAAAAAGTGTTGTAACTCCTGCAATACTATCAATTTCGTCTTCTAAATCTGCTGTTGCATTGTAAGTAATTGCACCCATATTGCCGTAGTTAATAAAGTAAATTGACTTTATACCGCCTACAAATTCTTTACATACTTCAGCTCTACCGTGTGTTAATAAACAAGCCATTTTGTTTTGTTTTTAATTGTGAATAAAATAAAGCGCAGTTGCCTACGCTTTTTATTTAATGTTATACTCCGTAAAGAACTACGTCTGAACCGATACCGTATTGAATACCCGCGTTGTAACGTAAAATAACTCTTACATTTTGTGAACCGTCAATATCTGACATGTCAATTGTCTTGCAAAGTGAATTGTCATTTAAAAGTCCGCATCCAAAATAAAGGTTGTCTACAGTTGTTGCAATCATATTGTTTGCACCAAGTCCGTTAGCCATAAAAATTGGAATACCGTCATAAGATAAACTTCCGTTTGTGTACCATTGTGTTCCTTGTGTGTTTGTTCCGTTTGCTCCTAAACCTGAAGCACCAAAACCACCTAATGCACGAACGTACAATTTAGCAATTTTTTGTGAAACATATAAACGTAAACCTTCTTGTCCGTAAAGTGCTGCTGGAATTAAATCTACAGTTCTACCAATTTCGCCAATTACTGTTGTTGCGTCTAAAGTTGTTGTCAATGGAGACGATACGTCAATAACGTCTGCGTCTGCTAACATCAAAGTTTTAAAACCGTCAAACTCTCCTGCTGTTGCGTTTGTTCCGTTCCAAATTGTAGTTTCAATTTTAGCTGCTACTTTAGCTGCTACGTGTGCAATTAAGAAATCTGCAAAAGTTTTAGGTAACGTTTTGAACGCTGAATAACCCATACTTGCTGACTGCCAAGATTGAGCCAAGTCTGTTTTACAAAGTTGGATGTTTACTTGGAATTCTTCTGTTGTTAATACTCTTTCAGTTAGTGTTACCGTTCCTGAAGCTGTGAAATCACAAGTTGCGTTTGCTACGATGTTACCCGTTGCAACTTTTTGCATAACTTGTTTGTAAGCAACGTTTGGAAGTATAGATACTCCGCCTTGCTCTAGTGTTGGTGCGCTTAATAAAGCGGCTGCTAAATACTTACCTGCGAACTCACCTGCGTAAGTTGTAGTAATTACTGGATTTGAACCAAATGGCATTTTGTTAAGTTTTTAAATTGTTAATACTAATTGTTTATTTTTTCTATAATTGAATCCATTATTGAACGTGGTCTTTTACTTGCGTATTGGAAGTGTTCAACTTCATTCGTGTTTTCAGGGTTAAACGCAATTGGTTTTACTTCCGTAAGTTCGGTTGCTTCTGTTGCAACTTCGTCAACTTTCGATAGTAATTCGATTTGTGCTTTTAACTCTATATTTTCGTTTGTTAATTTTTCTATTTCTGCAAAGAACGTTTCTTTAACTACGCTTTCAATTGTCTTTTTTGCAGTTGGTGTTGCTTCAGCTTCAACTTCTACTTCTGGAGCTTCAACTTCAGGTGCAACTTCTTCTTCAGTTGCAACTTCTTTTATTTCTAAAATAATTCCTTCAACTTCTACAACTAAAATACGTCCGTCTTCTAACTCATATTCTCCGATTGGAACAGGAATTTTTTGCTCGTCTTCAGTTACAATAAAAACTTCTTTGTCAGTTTCAAAAGTGTCAGCTTCAAAAATTGTGATGCCGTCCATTAATTTCATTGTTTCCAATTTTACTTCCATTCCTAAAAGTGTTTTGATTTGATTAATTACGCTTGTTTTCATATTTCGTGTTTTGTTTGTTTATTTATTTTAATTCTGATAAAATCTTTTCTCCTGCAAGTTTAGATTGCTCTAATTCTTTCATATATTTTTCATTTAATTTAATTAAATCTTTAGCTTCAGAATAACCTTTTACACTTTTAGAATCTAATCCTAAACCTTTTGCTTGTAAATCAATTTGACTTAAAATTTTATTAAATTCTTGATTTTGAAAACCTAAAGCATTTTTAGCTCCGGGAGTACTTTTAATATAAGATTGCATATTATCAATATCGTCTACAACTGAATAAAGTTTATTATAAGTAACTTTAATATTGTCAATAAATCTACTTGCTTCGCTTACTGCATTTTTATTACTACCTACTAATTTTGTTAAATCATCAGTTAAAGCTAATTCTACTTCGTGTTTTGCTAATTCCGTTTTGTCGGATAACCTGTCGTAAACGTTTTGTAGTGTGTTCATATATGTATAATTTAATTGTTTATTATTTGTTGTATTTTTAAATTAGATTGCGCCTATTCCTTGTGCTTGTAAACTACCGTCACAACATTTAATTGAGTACGTTTTATTGTCTTTACATAGACAACCACGTTGACCGCCTTTTGGACTTGTTTTCGCTTGTGCTACTTGTTTTGTTATTTTTTTACTCATCGTCCTTGTCTTGTATAAGTTTTAGTGTAATTTTTACTTGACTTTAATTTGCTATTTCGTGTTTTTGCGTGAACTCCTGCACGTTTAACTTTTGGTTTTTTAAGATGAATTTTAACGTTAGTTTGCTTCGCCATTTAAAATAATTTCTTTGATTTTTTCCACTAAAATTTGTTCTTCATTTATTAAACTCATTTCGTATTTGTCTGCAAAATAACCTTCAATAGAAAATCCTTTTACTTCACCAAGTTTTACTTTGTTCCAAATTTCATCGTTGTTTACTTTCATAGAAATAACCCAAGTACCTTTTGGAAAATTAAAACCGTAGTTCATACTTTTGTCGTTTTTTCCTTCTGTAATCCAACTTTCGACAACTGACATTCCGTCTAACTTTTGTTTATGTTCTAAAGTTGCGTTGTTCTGGTTGCTGTTCATAAAAAACAATTCACTTGCTTTGCGTACCGTTTCTTCACTAAAATAAATGTAGTATTCTTCGTTCTTGTCGTTCTTGCGGTATATTTGTTTGTTAGGTATTAAAGCCGCACCCATTAAAATACGCTTTTCAGCATCAACTTCTTTTAACTCTATTTCGTGTTTTTTTAGTGCTATAAAGTCGCTTTCAATGGCGGGACTTTCAACAACTGAAACTGCGTCTATTCCGCTTGTTTCGTCTTTTTCGTCAATTATTAATTCAACTATTCGCATATCTATTTAATTAAGTTATTGTTTGTTTGTTGTATTTTCTAACCGCCTAAAGTTGCGTTTGCTAACCTGTTTCTATCAAGTGCCTGTTGTGAAGTTACTTGTCCTGAAACAACATAAGCTTGTACAGGTTGTTGGTTTAAACTTGCTAACTGATTAACTCCACTTTGTCCAACTACGTTAAATTGTGGTGCTGACATCGTTGGTGCTGTTGCACCGCCACCGCCAACACTTCCTGCGCCTGAACTTGAACCGCCTTCAAATTGTGTCTTTGCTATTTTTGCAACTTGAACCGCTCCTGCTGCACCTGCTAAACCTGCTTCAATAAAACGTTGACCGGGAAATAATTCAACTTTAGTTGCAAGTGCTGAAGTAACTGCTAAATATGTATTTGTTAAAGCTGAAGCAAGGTTAAACGCTTTTTGTGCTTTAAACGCTCTACGTGCATCCTTTTCGCTTTTTCCTGCGTTCATTTGAAACAAGTCGTTTATAATTGAAAGTCCGTCCATTGCCATTTGAATTTTCTTTTCTTCAAGGTTGCGTTTTTTATTTGCTACTTCATTTGCGGTAGCAATTTCTTTGTCGGCTGCTTCTTTGTCTAACGCTTCTTTGTCCTTGTTGTATTTATTTTTTAATGCTAATAATAGTTCGTCGTTTCCTGCAGCTGCTTCTTGTTCTATTTTATATTTATCGTAAAGTTTTTGTTCTGCGGTATCGGTTAATTCTGCAAGTAAATTTTCTTGTCTAAAAAATTCTGCATCCTTTTTTTCCTGTGCTGTTTTACGTGCTTCTTCAGCTTGTAAAATATATTTTTGTTCTATTGCTAATAAGTCTGCTTCTTGTCCTTCTTTGTTTAATGTTTGTAAAGTGTCGTAGTCTTTTTGCTTTAAACTTTTGTCTTTTAATTGCTTGTCCTGCTCTTCTTTTTTTCGTTTGTATGCAAGTAATATAACCGCTTCTTCTTTTGCTTGTCCTTCGTCCATTAAACGAATATTCTCGTCTTCAATGTTTTTAGTTATGTCAATTATTTCTTTTGCTTGTTTCGTTTCAGTTTTCGTAGTTTTCTCGTGTGTTTTTTCGCTTCTACTATGTTTTTCACCTGCTATTCTAACATCGTTATCGCGTATTAATTGCGCTTTGTTTTCAAGTGCTGCTGCTAAATCTTTTCCTTCTTTAATAGAATTTTCCATTGTAGCTTTTGTAAGTGCTTCTTGTTTTTTTATGACATCGTCACTTGCTCCAATATTTCTTAAATAAGCTAAAGTGTTTTTTTCTTTTACATACGAATTGTGTGCTGTTGCTTTACTTGCTCGTTCTAATGCTATTTCTTCGTTTGCGTGTCGTATTGCTAACTTATGTAAAGCGTTTGCACTTGCACCAGAAGCTTCAGCCATTTTGTATTCTTGTGTATTTTTAGTTTTTAATGCTGTACTTGCTTTTTCGTTTGATTTTATTTGTGTATTTAAAGCTGCAGTGTTTTTTTTAATTGAAGCTGAATATCCTTCATTTGCTTTTGTAGCTCCACTAAAAAATCCCATTATACTATCTAAATTTGCTATTAACAAACCTAAACCAATAACTAATGCACCTACACCTGTACTAATTAAAGCAACCCGTAAAAGTTTTAAAGCTGTACTTGCTCCTGTTGTTGCT